AATTGTTCTTGTGAATCCAATTGGATCAATTTCTTTAATGTATTGTATTGCTTGGTCACCAACTCCAGCTGATAAACTAGATATAATTTCTCCAGCTTTTCCTGTTCCAGAAATTGCTCCTAAAACAGAACTGCCTGCATTTCTAAATTTTTCTTGAACTACCTTACCAGCATCACTTGATAAAGCCGAACCTAAAAGTTCTTTTACTCCACTTATATTTGGTCGTAAAGCAGGATTATCAATACGGTTTTGAATAACAAATGGTTTTTCTGAAGCTTCAGTACCAGAAAACTGAGTTTTCTTTTGTTCATTTATATTAATAACCATGTAGTGAGCTTTATCACTACTTCCAACATCACTAGGAAAACGAAGTGTTGATGACGCATACTCTGAATTTTCAGTTAGAGAAGCGAGGGGTCCTTTTGCTGAACCTGGAGCCTTAAAACTAATGTCGGTGAGATTAAAAAGTGCCATTTAGTATCCTATGGAGATTTACTACATATTTATATGACATTTGGCAAAACTTATAAAGGATGGTTCAATCCAAGACACCCCACCAAATATAAAGGTGATGCGGATAACATCGTCTATCGGTCAACATGGGAACGTAGGGTAATGAAATGGCTCGATGAACATCCGAATGTTCTCTGGTGGTCGTCAGAAGAATTGGCAGTACCATACAAGTCTCCAATCGACAATAAAATGCACCGCTACTTTCCAGATTTTATCGCCAAGATGAGGTTGAAAGACGGCAAGGTAATGACTTATATTATTGAGGTAAAGCCCATGGCACAGACAAAGATGCCCATTCAGAAAAGGAAAACCAAAAGGTTTCTACAAGAGATGGCAACCTATGCGGTTAATCAGGAGAAATGGAGAGCTGCGGATATATTCTGTCAGGAACATGGGTGGAAGTTCCTCGTGGTAACGGAACAGGAGCTTGGATTACTATAACCTTATCTTTAAAGCGGAACACCGATACTTATAAGGTTTTGCTGCCAAAAAGCAGGTAATAATGGACTTTATTTTTGAGTATAAATAGAGTATGGCTTATTTACTAGAAAGAATCACTCAGCAGCTATCGGAAGAAGGTTTAGAACCAAGAACCAATGCAGCTAGAGAGTGGTTAAAAGCTAAGGTGAAGAATTTATCACCTCAGCGCACGGCGTTAATGAAAGACCGTGATAAGATAAAAAATAGGTCAATGTTGGGTTGTATGTATTTTTATTTTTATGACCCTAAGTTAAAGGATTCGTTGCCATATTACGATAGGTTCCCATTGGTTATACCAATTGAACGTTACCCAGACGGTTTTCTAGGCCTGAATTTGCATTATATCAGCCCAAAGCAACGGATTATCCTTTTAGACAAATTGAGTGTATTTTTAAATAATGATGACTACGATGAAACCACAAAGTTTCGTTTGAGGTATCACACACTTAAAAATGCCTCCAGAATTTTTGAAGGTACTCCTTGTATCAAGAGGTACCTCTACAAACACGTTGACAGTAGGTTCTTAGAAATACCTGCTGAAGAATGGGATATTGCTGCCTTAATTCCATATGAATATTTTATAGGCGCAACAAAAAATAAAGTTTACGCAGATTCTAGGAAAAAATTCTAATGTCTTTTTCACCACAATTATTTTTAACTAACATTAAAGCACACGATGGCCCGGCAAAACCTTCTAGGTTTGAGGTGATTCTTCCTATTCCAAGTTATATCAATTCATTTGTAGGTAATTCAGTTCTTGAACAATTGATTAATTTACCAAATAATATTGTATCATCTGTAACTGATATCTTTTCAGCACCTCAGGATCCAGCAACAAGAACAACCAATGCTTCTTTATCTCGTTACTTAGCTTTACAATGTGAAACTGCTGAGTTGCCCGGTCGAACATTATTAACACAAGATGTTAAGATTTATGGTCCCACATTTAAAGTGCCATATCAATCACAATACAATGATATTAATTTAGGATTTATTTGCACAAATGATTTCTATGAGAGAAAACTGTTTGACCGTTGGATAGAAGCAATTCACCCATCAGATACAAACAATATGAGATTTCCAAAAGGAAACTCAACTCGTTATATGTGCAATATCACAATTATTCAATATGATGATTTTATTAAAAAGATTTACTCAGTAGAATTGGTTGATGCTTTTCCAATTGGTGTGGCTGCACAACCATTAAATTGGTCAGAAGATAACTTTCATCGGTTATCGGTGCAATTTGCATATCAGCGATATAAAGTTATATACGAAGGTAGTTACGATTTGGCTGCAGCCGCTAGTGCTTTGTTTGGTGTTAAAGCTGCGCCTTTTTTTGATAGAGCAGGAAATTCTATTAACAATACAATAGGAAAAACGCTTGCAAAGATTTTTTAATTGATGAGGATTTAATATGTTACCTAAAATTGATGTGCCCATTTATAATGTAAAGTTATTGTCCACTGGCAAAAGCTTGCGATTTAGACCATTTACAGTAAAAGAAGAAAAACTCTTTTTGATGGCTAATGAAGGTGAAGATTTAACTACGATTGTTGATACAATTAAACAGATTCTTAATAATTGTATTTTAGATGAGTTTCAAGCAGATTCTTTACCTTTATTTGACATTGAACATTTATTTTTAAATATTCGTGCAAGGTCAATAGGAGAAGTGGTAAATCTAAAATACAAATGCAATAACGATGTTTTGGATGAAGAAACTAAAGAAGAAAAAAAATGTAATAATGTTGTTCAGATTGATTTAAATGTTTTAGATATTCAGCCAAAAAAACAAGAAGGCCATACAAATAAAATTGAAATTACCGAAAAACTTGGTGTTGTAATGAAGTATCCAAATTTTGAAACTCTTAAAAAATTTAAAGATGTGGAGGAAGCAGATTCAATTATTAAAATGACAGTAAGTTGTATTGAATATGTGTATGATGCTGATAAAATTTATTATGCAAAGGATACAACAGAAGAAGAGCTGGTCGAATTTGTAGAATCCATGCAGAGTAAAGATTTAGAGAGGATTAAAAATTTCTTTGACACGATGCCAAAGATAAAAAAAGATGTAGATTTTAAATGTAATAAATGTGGCCACGAAGAAAAAATTGAAATAGAAGGAATTCAAAATTTTTTCGTATAAGTTTTGGTTATGAAAACCTGACGAACTATTACCAAACAAACTTTGCTTTAATGCAACACCACAAGTATAGTTTGACCGAATTGGAAAATATGTTGCCTTGGGAAAGAGATATCTATGTGAATATGCTAATGAGATATCTGGAAGAAGAAAACGAGAAGATTAAACAAATGCAAAGGCATTAAAAAATGGCAAGTAGATTAGCTGACATATTACAACAAGAATATAAAACCAAAGGCTTAATTGGTGGAGCAGTTTCTGCTCTAGGTAAATCTAGCCGAGAAAAATCCGACATTAGAAATATGCTTTTTGGTGGGTCTGGATTAGGATCAATTGTTGGTCGTAAAGTTTTTGGCAAAGGATATTCAGCAATTGACCGTTCCAATAAATCTTCAGAAATGTCATCTGCCATTTCCGGTTCTTCAAGTGTTCTACAAGAAATTAGTATTAATAGTAGAATAACTGCAAAAAATTCTATGGCTTTGCCTGCAATGGCAAGCCAAATGAATATTATGCAAAAGAATATTGCTAAGTTAGTAAAATTGCAAGGTGGAACTCCATCTACAAAAGCTCAAAGTTATTTTTCTAGTGCAAAATTTAGAGAAAATGCTTATGAAGCAACATTTAATAAAAATGCTAAAGGCACAACACCAACCAAAGTAGAAGGAAAAAAAGAAGGAGGCCTAGGTGGAATATTAGGTTTAGTTTCTTCTTTATTTGGCGGTTTAGCTACAAAATTATTAAGTTTTGGTTCAATTGTTGCTGGATTAGTTGGAACATTTGCTGCTCTTGGAACATTACTAATGGGAACAGTTAAATTAATTATGAGTGTTGTTAGTATGTTGCCTGGCGGAAAATTATTAATAAAAGGTTTAAAACTTGGCGCTTTAGCTGCAGGAGGACTTTTTGCTGCTAATGCACTTAGCGAATCTGGTAATGGTAATTCTCAAGGATCCAATATTGGTAATACTCTTGCTGGCACAGCTGCTGGTATTGGTGGTGCTCTTGCAGTTGGAAGTGCCGTTAGTGCTGGTTCTAAATTAGTAACCGCAGGTAAAGCAACAGCCGGAGCAATCTCAAACGCTAAAGTTGCATCCAACCCTTATGTTCAAATGTCAGGAGGAGCAACAGATCCAAAATCCAAATGGGGAAAATTTTTAAAATTTTTAGAAAGAAAATCTCCAAAATTATTTGCTAAATTTGGTGCAAGATTAGCAACCGCAGGTATTTTAGCAACAATTCCTGTTGTTGGATGGGTAGCAGCTTTACTTCAACTAGGCCTTTCTATTGCTTTAGCATATGAAATATATAATTTGTGGAGAGAATTTACTAACGATAAGGATTTACAAAAAGAAAATAATTCATCTTCAAGCACACCAGAAGCTATGTCATTTGAAGATGCTTTAATAGGTGCATTTGCTGAATCTTTAGGACTCAATCAACCTACACCAACATCACCAACACCAGCAGCTCCAAGTTTACCAAAAGCAGGCACAGCAGAAGCAGTAAAACAACAATCATTTTTAGGTGGTCAACAACAAACATACGCTTCTTTAGGTGGAGGAGAATTTGGTCCTGATATGCTTGCTGCTACAGGCGTTAATGCTGACCAAGTTGATAATACTTCTCCAACCAAAGTTAGTGAACCAGAAATAGAACAAATTTTAGCTACAATTAGGCAAAAAGAATCTGGCAATAATTATGGAATTAAAAACTATGCGTGGAATCAAGGACAAACTGCTTCTGGAGCTTATCAATTTACAAAACCTACTTGGCAGTCTTTAACAAAAAAATATGGCATAGGAACAGAATATGAATTTGCCAAAGATGCTCCACCAAATATTCAAGATGAAGTGGCGAGAAGGTATGTAAAAGAGATACTAAAAGAGGCTGGTGGTGATGTTAGTAAAGTACCATTAAAATGGTATACTGGAAACATAAAAGGAGAGATGTCAGCTAAAGCTTTAGCTATCAATAAAGGAAATACCGCACAAGCATATCAAGCTTCTTGGATGAAAGAGTTTAATAAAAAAGGTTCACAAATTGCAGAATCATCTTCTTCTTTAGCAATGGCAAGTAGAACTCCTGCTCCATCTTCTGGTGGCAATCAAACAACAAATATTATTGGTGGTGGAAGTGGAAATCAATCAGTTGTATCAGCATCTGCCGCTAGTCCATATGATACTGAGTTAGCTAGACTTTTAACTCAAGGAATGTCAGCATAAAAAACCCCGCCAAAGCGGGGTTGACTTGCATGGGATTTTGTATTACTTTGTTTCAGCAAGTGATTTGAAGTAATCCAAATCTTCATCTTCAACACCAGACTTTAAGACAACTTCATCGTCTTTGAAAGGACTGATATCAGCAGATTCAGCTTTGGTTCTTATCGCTTCACCATCAAAGCCTAGAACTTTATCCAAACGAGCTTTTAATTGCTCATAAGGTTTGAACTGCGACTTCTGAGTAAACTCTTTAAGAGAAAACTCTTTCTTCCACAATTCTTCTAGTTTAGCATCATCACCTTCAAACAATGGAGATGAATCAGCAAACTCCGATTTATCATAATTACGATAACCTTCAACATTACGAATCTTCAATTTGAAGTTAGCACCTTCCCACATATCAAATGGGTTAACTGGTGTTTCATCAGCGAATTCAGGATTCATCGCCTCTGTAATCTTGTCAAAGATTTTCTTACCAAACTTAAACAGTTTGATTTGTCCTTCATTTTCAGGATTACTTGGGTCAGACACAACTAGAATGTTAGCAACATAAGACAACTTGCGTTTTTGTTTGCGAGCAATCTCTTTGTTAGCTTCAATTCCAGAATTCCATAATGTATTATTGTGTTCACAAACAGGACATTTATCATTCAGAGTGGTCAAGCAGTTATCAATAAACCAACCGCCAGGTCCCTGAAATCCATGACTGAATGTGCGAACCCACGGTAAGGCGTCATCACCGTCAACTGCTGGTGCTGGCAGAAAGCGAATAACCGCCATGCCGTTACCAGATTTATCTACTGATGGTTGCCAAAAGCGAGTATCGTCTTTTGAACCGGATTCTGTTGAACCGGATTGAGTAGCTTCAATCGCCTTAGTAAGTTTATCCAACGAACTACGATTGCGCTTTAGATTTGCAAATGAACTCATATGTATTACCTCGTATTAAATGTATTAA